CTTTATTATCTTCTCTAGCTTTAAACGTATCAGCTTCCATTTTCTTTAACTGCATGTTTAATTGAAACTCATGATTCATAAGTTCTTTTTTCATTTGAGCTTCAGCTTGTAACTTTTGTAAATCTAATTCAGCTTTACCTTGCTCTAGTTGTAATTGATTTTGAGTAATAGCTTGGTTTTTTTGTACCTCAGCTTGAGCAGCCATTTGTTGAGCTTCACCATTAGCTTGAGCTTGAGCTTGTATATTTTGTTGCTGAATCATTTGATCTTGTTCAGCTTTCTTTTTTCTTTTAAGCTTTAGTAATTGATTAGCTAATTTAATATTTTTAATATCTCTTATATCAATTGCATCTTCAAGATTTATACCAGACTGTTGTAAAGCTTGTTGTATGTTATTTTCTAACATTGCTTTTTCTTCTTCATCAGGTGTTAATTCTATAAATATACCAAAATCATATAAATGTAAATTACCCATTTCAGTTAAAGTAGCAACATTGTGTCTACCTAATTTTTGAATAAAAGCTTCTTTAGTTGGTGAGTACTCTATAATATCAGATATTCTTAATGATAAACACTCAGCTAACTCAGAAGTTAAAAACAAACCAGCTTGTAATATATGTCTTGTTGCTGTATTACTATTTGCAGCAGCTAATTTTTGTACACCAACTAATGTTTTAGCATCTGGCATACTACCATCTCTAGCTTCATTTAAACCGGTTACATCTCTTATCATTTGTAAGTAGTAGTTGTAAGTTTGTATCAAACTTTGTAATTTACCACCGCCAGATCCTGATTGTATTTCTTGAATAGGTACTTTACCTGGATTCATATCACCGTCACTAGTCATTGATCTACCTATAATAGAACCAGTTTGGAAAAACATATTTAATGCCTCTTGTGGGTTATAATTTGTTCCGTTACCTAAATCTATCTCAGCTAAACCATCAGCATCTAAATATATACCATCTGGCACCATCCTAGACATCACCTGTTGTATTTTAAGGTGTGTTAGTTGAATCATATCAGCAAATGTGGTTATTCTACTTACTAAAGATTCTATCTTCCCCTTATACATCCTAGGAGCAACAATACTATAATTAAGTTTTACCTTAGTATAGTCACTTTTAGGTCTCATCATGTTGCTAGCTAAGCCCCATTTTAATATTTTCTTAGTACCTAAAACCATAGCACCTTCAAACAAAACTTCTATTTGTTTTGATAACTTACCAAATCTAGATTCTATAGCATCCATTTCACCTGGTAAAAAATCACCATCTTTAGCTATAACTTTAGAAGCTCCAGTTGCTGTAACCTTAGTTTTATAAACCTGGTTCATGTAAGTTTTATAGTTAAAGTATAATATTTGAACCTGATTTTGATCTATGTTATTTGAATCACTAAAGCTTTTATTATAAAAACCATTTGATTGATAACCTTGCTTGTTCATTTCCTTTAGCTCTTGTTCTGTAAGATTTGGAAATTCTTTTACTAGTTCGTTTATTGGTATTGTTTTAATCTCACCAAAATAATATATATCTTCAAAGTAAGGGTCTTCAGTGTATGAATAAACTATATTAGCTGGATCCACATACTCTACTTTAACACCTTCTGATTTATTAAAAGTATTTTTAACGCATCCTATACCTAGAACAGTTAAATCATAATTTACTTTTTTACGTGTTAACTCATATCTATTACCTTCTAGTAACACGTTTATAGCTTGTTCTTCAGCTATTTCAACAGCTTGTTTATAACCAAGTTGCATGTGTAACTCTAGTTCTTCTTTATTTTCAGGTAAGTTTTCCACTTCACTACCCATTAGATTAACACCAAAAGCTTCAGAAGCAAACTCATTTAGCTCTTGTGTTTTCATATCAGCTAATATCTGATCCATATATGCTGTTCTTTTTTCAACACCATAAGGATCTTGTGTGTAAGCTTTAATATCAAATGTTCTTTCTGATATACCATTAACTACTATATCTACAAATTTAGGTATAATAGGTACTGGTTTCCAGTCTAGGTTAAGGTAAGATAAATCACCGTTAATAGATAATTCATCTTTATATTTTTGTATTGATTGCTCTCCCCTTGCATAAAGTCTAAGCTTATGGAAGTTGTTTTGATTACTAGCAAATCTATTTGTACCAGAATCTTTCTTAAACCATTCGCTCTCAATAGCTTTACCAACTTTCAAACCGTAATCAGTAGATAGTTTCTCTCCGTCGCTAACGACTTGACTAGGGAAATAATTGCTCGTGTAAGACTCAGCCATATTATTGTTTTATTAATTTTGAATGATAGCCTTTGTTTTTATATTTAGCTATACTTATATTTATTTTTTCTTTTTGAATATTTGATTTAGGACTATACAAATGTCTATTACAAGCCATAACAGCTAGGCCACTACTTATAGCGGCATCAAACTTTGTTCTTCTGTTTATATCAAACCCAGCCCAATCATTTAAAGTTTCATTAAAAGGCATATGACCGTTAGTACCATCATCTTTAGCTCCAACATGATCTTGTATATACATTTCAATTGCTGCAGCATGCGCTTGTTTAATATCTTCACTTGAGTTTGGTATACCACCTACTTCTTTTTCAGCTATAGATAACTTGTTCCAAACTCTATCAGGTCTATTCATTGAATAACCTCTGTAACCTCTTCTTTTTAAATAATACAATAACCTAGGTTTGTTGTTTTCAGCAAGAAGTGGCATACCATAGAATACTAATGACATTAATACATCTTCAAAAAACATCTCTGCAGTTTGTGGTCTTGCAACGTATTCTAAGAAAAATTGATTAGGAGGTGCATCCTCCATGCTAAACTTAGTTAAACCGTGCAAAGCACCTTTAGATCCTTTACCATCAACTGTACCAGATATATCATAAGAGTCACATCCAAATGCTCCAATATGTTCATTTCCAGGTGTTTTATAACCGTTTTTAATTCTTTGTTTGTTTTGTAAATGTGCTGGTGGAACCCAAGATATATTAAATCTACCTTGTTGGCTTGGATAAAACATTACTGTTGTATCTTTTATTCCTCCAACCCACTGAAAGTTGCCTCTTGTATTAGATATACCTTCATTAATATCTATTTGTTCGTATATTTTAACTAAATTAAATATACTATTTTTAGTTTCATCTCTGAAAGCATGTTCTTCAGTACGTGGAAACTGTCTGTAAAATTCATTTAAAGCATCTTGGTCATTTCTTAATCCATCTGCTTCGTTTTGCCAATGATCTATTACACCTACGTCGATATAGTCGCCAAACGGGCCTTTAACTTCTTCTTGCGGTGTCTCGAATACAGGTATTCCATAAGAATCAATGAATCCTTCGTAGTTCCATTCCATAGGTATGAACAAACTATAGAGGCCTGAGCTTGTCTGTCCATTGCGGTTTCTTTTTGTAACGTCTGAATCATTATAAAGTTTCTTAAAGTTATCTCCTCCTTTGTCTAAAGCGTTTGATGTTGATCCCATCATACACTTACCAATAATTCTACTACCTAGTCTTAGTGTAGTTTTTGTTACACGCCAATTGTTTAATATATTATTTGGCCTTTCCCATTTACCACTTTCATCATGCACTAGTAGTTTTAATTTTTCACCATCATAACTATTGTCTCCTGTGTTTTTCCAATCAATAGTAGTATCTAATCCAGCTAACTCTTCAGCTTTACCTTCTGTTATTGTAATATTACGTCTGGTTAATTTACTTGCTGGAACTCTGTAAGCCAGTTCTGTTTTTGGCCTGTCCATACCGTCTTGTATTGGTTTAAAAAAGAACGGATAGTTAACTGATATTGGAACGACTTTGTCAGTAAACATTTTTTTAGCGTCAGGTCCTGACTTAGACAATATACCTAGTCTTGCATCTGAACTAATTGTGGCAAGGTTAACAGTTTCGCCTGATGCCATGAATGAAAAACCAGACCGTCTGTTTTTAAGGTAGCACATGCCATAACATCTGGTATCTGCTTTGCAAGCTTCCCAGAAAATGTAGAATAATCTATTTGCTTCTCTAAAGTCTGGGTTCCCAACATCAATTTTACTCCACTGTAAGTACATGTAATGAGTGCCAGTAATGTAAGTAGGAACATCTTTGTTATAGAACCAAAAACCTTGTTCTCTTTTTTTAAACTCACCTTCTATGTAATCTATGTATTTATTTTTAAACTCATGAGGATACTCACGCCAATCAAAAATAGTTTTTATTCTTTTTAGTTCTTTTGAATACTCAGTTACTTCCCAAGAATTACTATCAAACTTTTTTATTGTTTTAGGTGTTTTTGGTAAAGCTATGTTTAAATTTTGTATGCTATACACATCACCAATCTGACCAGTCTTACTTATAACAACTACATCATGTTCTTTGTTATAGCCATATTCCCACTTTTTTAATTTATTTAACCTTTTAATAGTGTTATGCTTAATAGGCTCAATAACTTTATATAAAGTTTGATTATACATTACTTAGATCTTCTTTCAGCAAAGCCACTAAAAGTATCTACTTTAACGTCTTCACTAGGTTTTCCATCTAACATATCTTGTTCTTGCTGTATTCTATTTAATATTTCAAAAGCATCGAATATAGCTAGTTTTTTAGTAGCTGCAGCGTTTTTTAATCTATCAGCAGATATATCATCATCTGAATCGACTATAGCTTCTTTAGCAACTTGAACTAGCTCATCAACAGCTTTATACCCAGCTTGGATTATACTCTGTTTCTTTTCCTTGATATTCATATTTAATTGTAATTGCTTTAGTTAAAACTCTATATAGACGCTCTCCGTTTATTATAAACTCATATTCACTACGAGGTACGAAACCAACCAAATCACCTTCTTTTAAACTGCTAAGGTAGTCATGTTTATTAGTATATTTTAATATACCAATAAGAGGTTGTTCTTTGTCTAAACTATAATCATCTAATGACTTTATAGGTTTTATAAAACAATAATCATCTATTGACTTCCAATGATTGTTACTTTTATATAAATATAATTGATCTTGTTGTACGAAATATTGGTTTTCTTTAAAATAACCTTTACTGTCTTTCTCAACTCCTCTTACGTCTTTCCACCTTCTAAAAACATTGTGATGAACTATAACCTCATCTCCAGGTTTTATATCTGTATCTATACCTTTTGGCACAGATAAAACTATAGCGTTTCTGTTTACGTTTTGATGTGTAAAATTCTCAGTATTAGTTATAAGCTCTTTGTCGCCTATTTTCTTTATATTGTTATATCTTGATTCTACTGGTTTCACTATAAAATAGTATAAACCTCTCATCAATACTCTAAATTAAATTCTACAGCTATAGCCATATTTTTATTAAATTCTTTCCAAGGTAAAATTTCGTTTACTTTTTTAATAAATATAGTATACTTATCATCATCTTCAACTATGCAGTCTATAGTATGACCGCCATACACATCCTGACCCACAGAATAATGCATGGCTTCATTTTTATAATCTTTACCTATACTAATTTTTCTTATCAATTTCATCTTGCTCAGGTTTAATAGATCCGTCTTGTACATTGACAGATACTTTACCATATTTATCTTCAAGCTCTAATTGAACTTTATTAAGTTCACTTTGAAAACGTTTTAATTTAGATATTGCATCGAACTTCTGTGTCTCTAAACCACCTATTTGCATTTGACAGTTATTAATAAGTCTAACTATATCTTGTATAGATTTTAATTCTTTTTCAGTTAATTTATCATTTTTAGGTTTTAAATCAACTAAGTTTTTTTTCTTGTTTGCCATTTTATTTTATTTAATTTTAATTCACTTCTTTATTATTACTCAATTGTCACACTTTTTACTTCTTTGCTTTAACATCAGCTATGTACCAATCTTTGTACTTATCTCTTTTTTCACATATGTACTCTATGTATTTGTCAACTTTCTTTTTCCAGTCTTTATCTACTTCCGGGTTTATTATACCAGACTTGTAACTAGAGAAAGTTTTATTTACGTATTTAACTATGTTATCTTGATTATGATATAAATAACTATTTACGCAATAAAAAGAACCTCTTTGTATATCGTTCCATACGTCTACAGGTTCTATAAACTTACCTAATACACCAGCAAATAAAGGGCTTTCACTTATGTGAGTTGAATAAACACCTTTAGCTTTTTGCATATAGTAATACATATCTACATTTTTAGGAAGAATATTCTCTTCACCAAAAAAGTCTTTTAATTCACCAATTATCTGGTGTGTTGTTATAGGATGTGGTTTAAATAAAACATTATTACCGTGTTTATTTACGATATGTTTTAACTTATTTAAACATACATTTTCCCTAAGTTTATTAGATCCTGGTAAAACTATTAAATAGTCTTTAGCAGGAAATCTATCTAAATCTTCTTGTCTATGCTTATATTTATTAGCGTTGCTATCAACAACTTTTTTTACTAACCAAGAAGAGTAATCTACTATTTCACTTTCTTTATCGTTCCAAGCGTCAATCATTTGCTCGTTACGCATTTTAAAGTTTAAAGGTTGTAGATAAAAACTACCTGCATACTCTGTGTAAGCCATTGTTTTAAAGTAAGGCATTTCTTCTGCCATTACATCATAACTGTGCTCTAAGCCATTTTCTTGGCACTTTCTAATGACATATCCTTCAACTTGTTCTAAGTCATAAAGACTGTCAGCTTTTTTAAGAGGGCCTATTCTTTTCTTAAGCTCCTGCTTATTAAACATTTCCATATAATTAAATTTAATTTGTTATAATACTATAGTCACACATTTTTG